GGTAGATATTGACCAGGGCAGCGCGGCGGAGAATATGAAGATATTTAACCTACTCAAAGCCTACGGTACTTTTACCCAGCTAATCTTTGAGTTTGGCAATTTAGAGGACGGCCCCGACTGGGTGCACGTTAGTTACGATAAAGACGAACTGAACCGCGAAATACTGCGGGCGGTGCAGGTCGGTAAAAAAACGCAGTACGTACGTTACAAATGACACAAGACGAAGTAATTGTTATGCTAATCAGCTTTGTAGTTGGTTTGGTATTAAAGCGCCCAGGTATTGTACAAGCGGCTATTGAGAAGGTATTTAGGAAAGATAAGTAATTGATACCGCGATACTTGGAGGGGGGCTAATGCCCCCTTTTTTATTTTTATTAAAAAAAGTTTGCAGAATTAAAAACAGCGCCGTAGTATTGCCATATCCTAATACCTAATTCTTTTACTTATGAAAAAAGAAATCCTGTTCTCAATTAAGCTAATGGCAGCCGGCTTCGTGTGGCTCTACTTTTGCTTTTGGTTAGCGTCGTGAGTGCGGAATACTACGCGAAGCTCGCGGCGTTCCACGCTGCCGGCTTCCACAATACACGGGCACAGGCCCGTGTTATTGCCGACCTTACCGGAGAAAGCTACACCCGTATTTACCAGGTGCTCCTTTTTATCCGCGACCAAAAAGACATTTTAGACCTTATGGACAAAACCCTAACACAGCTTAAAAATGCATAGCCTAGAAGCCGCAGAGGGCCACCTTTCCCGTGTGGAAAGCACCCTTAATAGCCTACACAGCCGCTTTGCGCAGAGCTCACAGCCTGCCGACCGCTATTACCTTTTGGTAATGCAAGAAGCGCTTGTACGTGTACAAAAAGCCCGCTTTGAGCTGGCCTCGTTATCAACCTATGAGGTACCTTCGCAATGGTAGACCTAGCCCTACTCACCCGCACCCTTGACCAAGTTGAGGGCGGCAGTATACCAGCCTACCAGGCCGTGGTAGATATTCGCACCAGCATAAAGCTGCTGGAGGAAGCGCTGGACCGAGTAAAGGAACAGGCCACCGCCGAAATAAAAGACCTTGGCGCTACCAGTTACAAAGGCTGGCGGGTGGAATATATGCCAGGTACGGCACGCCACAGCTTCGACCATATCGACGAATGGCTGGTCTTAAAGGGCAAGCTTTCCTTTATTGAGCAACAAGCTAAGATGGCCCGAGCTGCCTGGGAGAAAGGCCGCCATATCCTGGACCAGGAAACCGGCGAAATCTTCCCGCCTTCCGAAGTTAAATACACAACCGACACCGTAAAAATAACAGTACAAAAATGATAATTATTGCTGCAATGATTATAGCGGCGCCACTATGGTTAATCGCTATTATGTTAGGTGAATTAGTAAAACAAAAGTATAAATGAGCGCAATCGACCGAAAATTAAGCACTATGGACTTTACAAAAGGCCACAATATGGTCCTAACCGGCTTGGCCCAATGGGCTAAAATTACAGAGGCTTCCGGTCCCTCAGACTTCAGCAAAAAGTACCAGCTGAACTTGGTTCTTTCCAAGGAATCTATGGACGAATTGGCCAACCTCGGCGAGCGAGCATACGTCGCCGTCGTGAAGGTAGAAAAGATGGACAAAGAAACCGAAAAGATGGTACGAGTTCCTGCATTTATTACCGCCAAAAGCTCCAACCTGCCGCAGGTATTTACGCTGGACAAAAAGCCCTACACTGGGCTAATCGGAAACGACAGCCTGCTGAAGATTAAAGTAACCCTAAAGGCGTACGAATATATGGGCAAAAAAGGTCTTACGGTTTACCTAAACGGCGCCCTAATCTTGGAGCTGAAGGAGTACACCGGAGGCGCGAACCTGGACGATTTGTGGCAAGGAGTGGACGTAAAGCAGGCCCCAGTAGATGACCTACCGTGGTAAGAAATCCAAGCGCGGCGAAATAGCCGCGCACCTTAACTTTTTAGCTGAAATGTATGGCGTTAAACGCAAAACAAAAGGGGAACCGTTGGGAGCTGGCGTGTGCCCGTTTGCTGAAACCGACCTGGCCGCAAGTTGCGACTGCCCGGCTAATGAGCAAGGCGGCCGACGATGCCGGTATGGACTTGGTGAACACAGGGCGCTTTAATATCCAATGTAAGCACGTAGAGCGCGGCCTAGACCTTAACGGTACGCTGGATAAGATGCCTACCTTTGGCTTTAACGTAGTACTATGGAAAAGAAACCGAAAGACGGCTTTAGCAGTGTTAACGATGAGCCAAGCGCAAGAGCTTATATCGCTTCTGCAAATTGCTACGAAGATAGAGAGCGGAGAAAGTATAGATGCATTGAAGCTGGCTACTTACCGAACGACTTTACAAACGCTTTTCTGAACCATTTTGGCTTTCTTATTTACGATAAAAAACCTAAAGACTATGACCTCAAAAAATACCACCGTACAGAGCAAGCAGACCCTACCCAATATTAACGAAACAAGCATAGGCATTTTATTAAATAGCCTGGCAGTGAATGGCGTAATAGTTGACGCGGAGCGCTTTACGCAGCTGTACTTAACTGAAATAAACATAGCTTATAACGATGGACAGCTTACAGCTCTATCTAGCCTCGCAAAGTGAGCGCGGCTATCCTTTGCACAACCTGGAGCGGTGGTACGACACCCTCCAGGCGCAAAGGGCGCAGGAACGTGCCGAGCTGGCACGTATGGAGGATAGGCTCAAGTCCTGCCTTTTGTTTATACTGCGCACCAATTACCGGGCGCTTTACATTGAAGACCTAGCTACTCACAGCTCGGACTTTATTTACCATTTTGCTACCGAAGACATTAAAGATAAATTCAACGAAATATGGCCACTTTGGAAGCCCTAGACGGCGTAAAAGACCACTACACCTGCGGTAATATGTTACTGCACCAATTAAGCGCTAAAAGCGCTTTTTTTAGCGCTGGACAGTTCTACGTTTTTAATGGTGGTGCTTACGAGGTGCTGCCCGAAGACCAAATCAGATATGCAATTATACACACCCTCAAAGAAAGAGCCAGCACTACCAACGTGGGCTTTATCATCAACCGGCTTGCTGTGGAGCTGGCAGCAGAGCCAAACACCAACCCTCACCTATTGGCGTTCTCAAACGGAGTTTTTGACCTGGAAAAGGGCATACTGTTAAAAGACGTGAGCCTAATCCGGGAGCACCGTATTACCGGGCTTATGCCCTTTAACTACGTGCCCAAGGCTTTGCCCGCCGTATGGCTTAACTTTTTAGCGGACGTATTTAAGGGCGACGAAGACCAAGCGCAAAAGGTGCAATTCTTACAGGAATGGTTTGGGTACACGATCTGCCGAGGTCTTAACTTTCACAAAGCGCTAGTACTGTACGGCGATGGTGGCAATGGTAAGAGCGTGGTGCTGGATACGCTGGCCGGTATGGTGCCAAAGGTAACGCGCCTGGAGTGGTCGGAGTTTGGAGAGCAAAGAGGACTTGAACGCCTAGCCGATGCCTGGCTTAATTGCTCCACGGAAATAAGCTTTAAGGAAACGAGCAGTACAACCGGCTTCAAAAAGGCCGTAGCGCAGGAAATACTAACGGCCAACCCTAAATACAAAAAGCCGTTTGACTTCACGCCAAAGGCCAAGCTCACGTTTGCGACCAATGGCCTGCCCCAGGTAGACGATACCTCAAACGGCGTATTTCGTCGCCTGGTCGTGCTCACGTTTAACAACAGCTTTATTGGCCGTGAGGACTGGCAGCTACAAAGCAAGTTATACAAAGAGCTGCCCGGTATCTTTAACTGGGCGCTCAATGGCTACAAACGCCTGGTAGAACAAAAGCGTTTTACAGAGGTGCCTAGTAACGTGGTAGAGCTAGCAGAGTACCGCAGCTCCGTTAATAGTTTGCAGTCGTATTACGACGATGCTCTAACTATGCGCCAAGGCGACCAGGTTACGTTTGCCCAATTCTACACTGGCTATTGCCTGTATTGCTCCGAAAGCAATAACCGACCCTTCGCACGCAACAAGATGCGGGGACTTATTAAGCAGCTAGGACTTCCCTTAAAAGTCTACCGTACTACCGATAACGCGCGTATGGTAATGGCATTAACCACAATTAACTACTAATTAACTACTTTATCAGGGTGGTTAATTCCACAACCTACACAATACCAAGCAGTTACATCCAAGGAATTAACTACTTAACTACTTTTATATATAAATATATATAGGGTTCCCTACCTACCAAGCCCATAGCAGAGCCCTCCAAATAAAAAGTTTTACGAAAAAGTAGTTAAGTAGTTAATTTTCCCGCGTCAATCCTACAAACTGAATTAACCACTATGCAATATCTGAAGCACAAAAGCGCACCAAACCGGAACGACTACAAACGAGAAACGATGTACTCGGATAACAAGTGGCGCAAGTTCCGGCTCAACGTAATAAGACGCAGAGGTGGTGAGTGTGCTGCGTGTGGTGCTACACCAGAAGGTAAGGAGCTACACCTAGACCATATCATACCACTAGCCCAAGGCGGTGAGCGATGGGATACGAGTAACATACAAATCTTATGCAGGCGATGCCACGGAGCAAAGACAGCGGGTGAGGTATGGGGGGTGGGGTCCAACCATGGAACCGATGCCGTGCAGTCCGCGTCAGCCTCGGAAAAACTTGACCTTGACGACCTCAAACTCCCCTTCCTATGAAAACAGAGCTAGAAACGTGGCTAAAAATTAAAGCCGACTGCGAAGCCGCGATAGAAAAGCACGGCGCAATAATTGAAGCGTACACCGACCGCGGCCAAATGACTATCCGAGCCAATCCGGCCATTGCCTCCCTGGCCCAGGCAAAGCGAATGATAGAAAAGCTGCAGAAAGAAATCAGCAACCAAATGACCTTGGACTTATGACCTGGACGGAAGAAATAATAGAAAAGTATTGCGTACTCACGGAGGACGCAAAGGCAGGCACGCCGGTACAGCTAATGGAATGGCAGCGCGACCTTATACGCCGCAGCGAAGGGAAGCGTTTGGTTTGGCTGGAGATTCCGCGCAAAAATGGTAAGTCCGCTTTTATTGCTATGCTGGCAATCGCCCACCTACTAAAAGGCTGGAAGGATAACAGCAACCCGCAGGTAATAATCGCCGCAGCCACCAGGGAGCAGGCCGGTATCTTATTCGGCTACGTCCGCAATACTATCCTAATGAATCCGGTGTTAAAGCAGGCGCTTATACCCTTCCGCCGGGAAATCCACCTACAGGGAAAGCCCGGTTTCCTTAAGACCATTACCTCCGACGGCTTAAGTAACCACGGAGCAAACCCCTCCCTTATCCTTTGCGACGAGGTACACGCTTGGAATGAGCATAAAGGCCCAGAGCTTTGGGAAGCGCTGCGTACCTCAATGGCTGCCCGTCCGTCGCAGATGGTGGCCATTACTACGGCCGGCGGTGCTTTTACCTTCGCCCACAAATGGCACGACTACGCTACCAAGGTACTAGCCGGCGATATTGAGGACGCTAGCTTTTTGCCAATCATTTACGGCGCGGACGATACCGAAGACCCGCACAGCCCGGAGGTATGGGCCAAGGCTAACCCAAGCCTAGGGGTAACGGTTACGATGGAGTACCTGCAGGAATTGAGCAATACGGCCAAGCACGACGAGCCTACCCTACTTTCTCTGCGTAAGCTGCACCTGAACCAGTGGGCAGGCAGCGCACAGCCGTACATTGAGCTAGGGACTTGGAACCGGTGCGCCGCAAAGGAACCGGTAGGACTAAATAACTGGCGGTGCTACCTCGGCGTAGACTTGGCAGCCGTCAATGACTGGACGGCTTACGTCCTACTTTTTTGGGACGGAGCCGACCGTTTCTACACGAAGCAGTACTACCAGATAACGGAGCACTCAATGAATAAGCGAAAGAATAAGTACCCCAACCTGGTGCGTAACTGGCAAAAGCACGGGCACGTTGAGGTACTGCCGGGTGAGGTAAACACCACGCCCGACCGCGTGCGCCGTATATTGGAAATCTGCGACGAGTGGCCGGTAGAGGCTGTATTTTTTGACCCGTGGAACGCAGCGGAAACCATAGACCAAGTACGGCAAAAGTTCGGGGCAAAGTTTTGCTTTGAGGTGAGGCAGGGCGTGTTAATGATTAACGAGCCTATGAAGCTACTCTATCGCCTGGTGCAGCAGCGCCGGATAGGCCACGACGGCAACCCGGTTACGGCCTGGCACATAAGTAACACCACGCTACAAATTGACAAGAACGACAACTGGACTTTTAATAAAAAGAACGCCCCGGATAAGATAGACGGCACGGCTGCCCTTATTACAGCGCTAGCCGGCTACGTCCACAACGCCCAGGCTAATACCTCCGTTTACCAAACGGAAGATATTATTTTTGTATAGTTTGGTTTGGTAGTATATTATTCATAACATTTGCGCAATGGCCTCACTCTTACAACGAGTAACCCGGAGTATTTCCGGCATTATTTCCCCGAAACCTTGGCTATACCAGCTAATCGGCGGCACCAGCACCAACGCGGGCGAAAACGTCAACAGCAATAACGCCCCTACGGTATCCACGGTCTACGCTTGCGTTAGCCTTATTTCGGATACTATTGCCTCCCTACCCTTCCACCTTTACGCGGAAAACGAGGACGGAAAGACCCGCGTAAGCACGGAGCTTGACCGCTTGGTAAGCCGCAAACCTTCCGAGGCATACAATAGCTACTATTGGCGGCAGGCTATTATTAACAGCCTTTTGCTGCGTGGTAACGCCTACGTGCTTCCGGTGCGCAGCCGTGGCCGTATTACAGCCCTGGAGCTTATTGATACCGACCTTGTTACCATTGATACCACCAGCGGCGCGCTTATTTACAGCCTATACCTACCGGGCGGCGTAACTATGCGGCTGCAACCTTCGCAAATAATCCACCTAAAGGCGTGGACTATTGACGGCATTAACGGCCTTTCCCCTATCATTTACGCAAAGGAAACCATTGGAACCGCTATGGCGGCCAATAAGCACCTGGGCGGCTTCTACGGGAACGGTGCGATGCCCAAAGGTATTCTGCAACTGGACGGCAGTATACGCGACGTAGACCGCTTGCGTGAGCTTGGCAACCAATTTGACCGCCGCTACTCCGGTGCAAACAGCGGAAAGACAGCCGTACTTACTGCCGGAGCCGAGTACAAGCCGGTAAGTATTTCAATGCAGGAAGCGCAGTATATTGAAAGTATGCGTTTTTCCGTTGAGGAAATCTGCCGCATTTTTAAGGTGCCACCTCACAAGGTAGGCCACCTCCAGGGCTCCAGCTTTAACAGCTCCATAGAAGCGCATATCGCTCAATTCGTTTCCGACTGTATTCGCCCGCTTTGCGAAGCGATA